GATATTCAAAAAACTTTTCATCTAGTGTTTTTTTCATAATTTATCCAATATTGAATAGAAATAACCCTGTGCCTGATTTGGCTTTTTCCGTACTCATGCAAATCGCTTTTCTGTACTTTTTCACCATACCATTTCAACAAATATTCAAAAATTAACATTCTCATTTATTACACTCCCATTGTTCACGGGCATACCATTCAGGCGTATACCCATAATCAAATTCACCCTTCCCCTTGTCGTAAAGCCTACCAGCTTCCACACTGGTAAACCCACGACTACGGAGCCAATTAATATATCTTTCTTTGAATTCCTCTGGTGTCATTTTATCTGCAATCGTTCATGGTCAACCAGTTCGATGCCCTCAAATTCCTTGCCTACCTTCATGGCCTTTTTAATTAATGCCTTATCCATAGCCACCGTAATCTTTTCGTTCTTGTAACCATCATCAAGCGTGTTAATGTCAAAGTCCTTCGTTTCCTCAACTGTTTGAGACTTACGCCAAGACAATGCAACCCTTGTGTCATGTATCTTCTCGCCCTGTTTCAGAAACTCAAGCAGAAACTTTTCAACGTTGGCCGCTTTACGATCAAGCCGGGCTTTCTTTTCTCTCATGACTTCCATTTCATCCTTGAACGCTTTCGATTCAGCCTGTATCGACTTCCACCATGCGCCAAGATCCAACAACTTCTCTGTGCGTTGTTCTTCCAACAGTTCCTTAAAATCAACATAAGGGAAGTTTGTCATGTCTCCTGCGTGTTCCTCTGCATACTGCTTGAACGCTTCGTCCAGTTTTTGCAACTCAATATCTAATTCATATAATTTCAATGTTTCTCTCCACGTTAAATGTCAAAAGGGGATATTTTCATCATCAATATCGTCCCGGTTGTCTTGCGGACTTCCACCGTTACCACCTGCATTGCCTTTGATGAACTCAAAATTCTCCGCAACTACCTTGAGCGCATTGCGCTTGCCACCGTCTTTCGCTTCCCACTGTTCAAACTTCAAACGCCCTTCAATGAATATCGGGTCGCCCTTGCTGAAATACTGGCCAAGAACCTCGGCACGTTTGCCAAACATACTTATGTCAACAAAGGTGACTTCCTCTTTCTTTTCACCATCAGCACCTTTCCAAACACGGTTGATTGCAATGCCAAATGATGCAATGGCCGTACCTGCGGCCGTGTAACGCAACTCGACATCCCTTGTTAAATTACCCATCAAGAATACTTTATTTAGTTTACTCATTATGATTGCATATCCTTTCTTTTTTTCTCCATTTTCAACCAAATCTTCTCACGGTCTTTTGGTGGAATTTCGTTTGAATGTTCATATCCTTCACCACCCATTATTGCATAATAAATTTCCTCACTCAATGCGTTCTTTTGTTTGGTCATTTCTCCCAAGAATTTAAAGTCCTTGTAAATTGTTTTCTTTTGCCCTTTCGGTGGTTTGTCGTCTTTCTTGCCGTTGCCGTTGCCTGAACCGCCGTTGCCATCGTCATCTTCTGGACACACACCCACCATTGCTGAAAGCGAATATCTTCGCAGGTAAGTGATGCAACTGCCGATGCCCTGTGGGTCTTGCTTTGTTGGTGTTGCGCCCAACTCGCCTTTTATCCATTGGCCTGAAAGGTGCATCAGCATTGTCATTACATAACATTTTGTGCCTGACGTTCTCGGCAACTGTACGACTGACAACCCGTTTGATGTTAATGCCTCACGACATGCACCCCATACTGAAAACAAATCCGCATACTTAGAATGAAAAAACGGATTCTCTTTGTCCATTGATGCACTTTCAATTATCGCCTGTGCTTTCGCCAACGCTGTCGCCAACTCTTGAATCGACTCGCTGTGTGTTGTTGGTAATACTTCCACTTGTTCCACGATTTTCCTGCCTTTCTAGTTCCTGTCGTGCCTCAATATGGCTAGGAACTGTCTCAATGTTATTAAAATATAAATCCTTATCCGAACGCCTCATGCCCTGCCTTTCTTATTAAATTTTTTGAGTAAGTCGTTGACCAATGCGCTGAAACTCATAACGCCCTTGACTCTCTTAACGCTCAAGTCGTGAACCTTCTTTTCAACATAAATATTATACCTTGCACCTTCATCATACTTTGTGTTGTTGCCCATCAAACAACCTCCTTTCTATCCTGCTATGTTACACAAAATTTACACAATGTCAACACTCATTCTGATATTTAAAAAAACTTTTTTCTCTGCGCTTTGCATCTTCCCTTGCCTTTCTCCGTTTCGGCTTAATTGTAGATAAGTAATATTCATGTTGCCATTTGTCACGCTTTGCCCTTGCCTTTGGTGTTAGATTATCCCTGAACCTTTTCTGTAACACCTTGAACCGTTCACGATTGTTTGACTTCCACTTGTCTGCCAATAACAATGCACATGAAATACAATTGCCTGACGAAATATATCTGACCGACTTGCCAGTGCCATTATAGTCGTGATTCCTCAAACATAACGTGCCAAGCCTGCGGCCGTCTTTAAGGTAAACCATTATAGTTTCCCCTGCACAACATAAAGTGGGCGCATGTTCGTTACCTTTGCCAGTTCCTTTGATGTCCATCCCTGCAATCGGCTGTGCGTTTCCTCATACTTCTCAGCCCGAGCCTTGTTCGCCTTGCTGTAATCCTTGTCTTGCTTATAAATACAAACACACGTTCCAACAATTACCGCAAACAAGAACACGGCAAACCATAACAAAACCTTGATATGATGGTTCTTGTTCTCAATATCCTGCAACAATCCATCGTTTACCTTGCGCTGTACCTTGTCATACATACCTAAAACCCCCTGTTTACTGGTCAAATTCGTATAAAATAGCCGATTTAACGCCTTGAGCCATGCCAACCCACGTTAAAGCCCTGCCAACGCCTTAGAATCCTTCTGGTATCGTTTCCCCTTTCTCATATATCCGAACCTCACGTTCGGCCAAGTTCATCACGCCCGTGTAATCCTTTGCAGGATATTGTTGTTTAAGATTGTCAACGTTAGTTGGTATCGAAAGCCAAAGACTCATATCAATTGCATTTGCAAACCTTTTAACAACCATCATCCTGAAACCTCACTTTCCCCTGACTGTTGGTTGTCGTAATCGTTTGACGATACGCCATCCCCTTCTTGTTCCACTCTGCATAGTTCATCATCATAACAGGACATGCAAAGCGTCAGGCCAACATCGTTCCGATACCTTGCCCGTGTTGATACCTTTGCGCCCTGACAATGTTCGCATGGTTTATCAATGTCAATCACCTTCATCTTATTTCCGAGTTTTAACTTTTTCATTTTCGTTTCCTTTCCACAAAAGTTATTAAGTACCTTAACCATGAACCTATTATACACACTTCTTGTGTATAGTCAAATTAAAAAGCATTTATTTTTAATCTTTTTTTATGTAATCGTAAGTCTTTGCAGTAACGTGGGTTGCTTATAGTATGAATATTTACTTTTATCGACAATGTAATGGCTTGTATCAAAAAAATGTTCATCTAGTGACTCTTTGTGTGTCATTCCCTTGCGGATTCTATGTCGAACGGATGACTCTTTTATGTTCAATTCTTTTGCCCATTGTGATATTGTTTGACTCTTTCCTTTATAATGCAGAACAACATTGTTTCGCCTGTTATTCAATTGCTCAGTATATGTTGCCCACTTACAATTGTCAGGTTCGTAATTTCCATTGTTATCAATACGCTCGATTGTCAAACCATCTGGACACAACCCCATATCTGCAAGAAAATTATCAAACACTTTCCACCTTTCACAAACCGAAATACCCCTGCCACCATAAAACAAATTGTTATTATTAAAACATCTCTGTTTCATGCCTTGCCAAATTCTGTATGTTCTTGTTTTATGATTTGCGTTCATTATTCACCCCCAATAAAAAACCCTCTTACTCAGTGGGATAGCACCAAGCAAAAGGGTCTTGTGAAACTTATTTTTAATAACACCTATCCGTGCCATGTTTGTATGGGAATGATTATAACAATATTATATTAAATGTCAACACTGAAAAGGAAAGAGCCTTGTCCCCAGGTCGTGTCAGGTCCGGGAACAAGGCTTGCGGAAGATTGTTTACACAGGCCAGTTCGGGTCATTGGCAACGTCTACTGCCAATACTTCGCTAACGGTACTCATTGCATTAACTGCCGGAATTGCCGTGTCTTTTACATATACATATATATCTTTAGCTTTCGCCTGTGCAGCATTTGGAACTTTTAACATATTCCAGATAGACGCAACTTGTTCTATAAAATCACCCGTCCACTCTGGAACCTGTGCGGAAACTCTCGCGTTACTTTCGGTAATGTATTCATTAATTTTGTAAACCTTTATCCCTAGAAGTGCCGTGTCGTCTGCATCAGGAACACCACCATCAGCAATCCATTTGACTATTGTTGCATGTCCTACAGGGTAACAAGTACCATCTGTCCTTATGTAACCGATAAGATCATTGTTCGTATTGTCTCTTTGTTCTTTAAATAATGCCATAATAATAAAACCGTCCTTTCTTTATAGTTCAGCTGAAATCCAAATCCTTGAAACGCCTGTACTGGTGTCTCTCAATATAGTTGCATTACCAGCAACAAGCGATCCAGCCGTTCCTGCGGTAGCCCTGCAACTCAAGTTACTTATAAGTGAAAAGGTTAATGACGACACCGCAATGGGTGTGCCTGTAGCACCCAGAACGTCAAAGTCAGCCGCAGCCGACATGGAAACAGACGGTGCCACCCTCTTTTCTGTTTTGTACTGTATAAACATTTCAGTGCTATTTGTTGCAATTGATTGACCAATAATATACATTCCGTTTGTTGTCGCGTCTTTGTTTAACACTTCAAGGCATCTTTCAGCCCTTGTCTTTTCTGCTTGCATTGAAATATAAGGGTAATCACTTGCCGTTGAACCTTCTTGCAATAATACGTTGGTTATTTCAAGGAAATCACCTGTCGCACTTGCGGTTGCAACATTGTTTTGATATATGAAAACACCTATATTTGTTGTAGATGCCGTATCAATTGCAATATCTTCAATTGTATATTTCACCCATGAAGTAGTAACAGACAAATCCGCCGCGACGTTTTCTGCTGTCCAATTTGCAACAAGTGTTGGGTTGCTACCCTCTGCACCCCACGCACTTATAATGTCGCTTGTGATTGTATCTGATGTAGAGTCCCATGCAACAACAACTGCCCGTATATCTGACAATCGGGTTGCATTTGAAACCTGACACTCAAACGAAAGCGATACTTTCTGTGTTGCATCTATGACGTTTAAAATGTCCTTGTTTTCTATCGGTTGGAAAATACCGAACTTCTTTGCAGACGTTTCAATGTCAAGCCGAATATAATCATCTTCACCGTTTACACCCCCGGCTGTTTGCTGTGTAACGTCAACAATGTCGTTACCGTCTGAAAGCAAAATCCAATTGTTCATCAAGTAAGTATCGTCATTATTAACAATAGCACTTGCAGCCGTGAAACTTGTTCCCCTGTCTGCAACCCTCATACTGCCATTAATAAGTAGATTTTCAACACCACCACCAGACGTAGAAGCCGGGATTGAATTTGATATAAGTCTCCAATCACCAGCCGCGTATTCATAAAACACTAAGATTTGCCCGGCAACGGTAGTTATGTTATTACCACTTGGCAATACAAGATTCGTTGCATGATGTGTTACTGTCAGTATTCCATCAAACTGCAAGTATTTAATTGAACCAATACCCAAAGCATCAATTGAAGTAATGCCTGTCGTCCCGGTAACATCATTGAAGTGCCCGTCGTCAAGCACTGGCAATGCCGCACCTGACGCAATGTCCGCGCCTACGATCATACCACCTGTTGAAAGTAGCATGACAACAATCCATGCACTGTTTGCAGCGTTACGAATTTTCAAGATACCTGTTGTAGTATCAGCCCACCATTGATAACTAAAAGTCGTTGATGGTTCCGTCGCGCCTGAATTGTTTTCTGCTATTGCTTGCAATGCAGAATTTAAATCTGCTCTAAAAGTAGCACCATCCGCATTCGCAATATTCATATCATGCTGACTCATGACTTACCTCCTGCGCTTAAAAATTCATCGTTTCTCTTTTTCAAATTATCCTCGTAATACTCAACCCACTGAGCGCAATCTTCCGGCATTGGAACATCTCTTTTTCTGAAATCTTCAATTACACTTTTCATAAATAAATAAAACGCCCTGTCTTTGCTCAGTCCGTCAGGTAAAGGCTTTGGCCTTGGATGCCCGAACCCCAAAGCCATAAAACCTGATTCAGTCCATCTGTATTTAAATTCGGTTGACAAAGTACAGTTTTCTGGAACGATAACAACTTCACCTTCTTTTTTATGGCTACCAACATAAGCACCAAAACGTTGCAAATGTAACATTAATTCTTTGTGTCCGTCTTTGTCTAAGTCGATTTGTATACGCCTGTAATCAATCAACACCTTTTCTGTTTGATTATTAAATACAGCGATTTTATATTTTTTCTTCATTATGCCAATTCCTCCGAATTTACTTGTAGTTTACTTATAACAGGATTAAAAGAAGAATTTTCCGACGTTAGATTAACCCTGAAATCATACGCCCTTGCGTTGAACTCCGCGCTGTCTAAGTTATTCCATGCCGTCCATGTCGGTGAGCCCGTTGGGTCGTCGTCCGTAGAACGCACCTGAACCCTCGCGTCTGCCTCGCCCGACACATCACCGTCAAAGCTTTCCCATGTATCTATATTGGTTAAACGACCATCTATCAAATCAAAAACATTTGTGACTACAACATTAAGGTCTGTTGTCAATCTTGTCTTGGTTACGGTTGACAAATCTATATTCGAGGCAAAATCATAAACCCCGGACGATACAACCCCCCCCTCACTGTCTATATCAGCAACTAAATCAACATCTGCTATATCGTCAAAAAGAGTTGTTCCTATCAGCTTTAACACCGAATCAACGGCAATAGTATTTGTATGTATCCCGGTAAATGCTGTTTCCTCTGTAACATTAGTTGCGGCCGCAAACGCTAAAACAGACGCTTGTTTTGTGTCAATCTTTGTAACCGTACTTGGGCGACCACCCTTATCAAACACCCTTGCCAAATATGTTCCAGGTTTTAATGGCAATGTTGCGATCAAGTCCGCGCCCTTTGCGGTTGTACCAATAGAAACCGACTCACTCCATGACGCACTTGCCGAAACGGTTTCGTGTGAATGTCTGAACTTAACAACACCGCCGAACCTAACGTCTAAGTCTGGTGGCGTATCCCATCTGATTAAAGCATTGCCACCGAATACAGAGATTGTCATATTTGATAATGGGTCTGGTGGGTCTGTCTGACCGATAACCAGTGTATTATTCGCAAAAGAAAAATCACCATTAACAAAAAAATCATCACTTATCCATTGAAGTCTTATATCATAACTTGCACCGTCTGAAACGCTTCCAAGTATTACTTCTGTCTGTGACGAAAACAAAACGTCTGCGTCTTTGAAATCACTTCCTATCCCGGTTGATCTAATCTGCGCCCGGATTCGAGCATTGAACCTGTTTGCAGGTGGCGCAAAAGTTATTGACACCCTTGTAATTAAAGTATCACCGCCACCCCTTATCAACACCGATTCATCAGTTCTTATGTTTTCAATTTCAACCGTCGGCAACGTTGCTGCGGCTGTTAGTTTTGAATCAAATGCAGGGATTGTGCCTGTATCTGACGTAAATATTGCTGTTGAATGTGCGCTTGCGGTAAGCGTAGCAGAAATATCGTTGTTTGTTTCAATATCTAAAAGAATACACTCAAGGCTTTCACTCCCGGCAAGTCCGAATGATATTAAATCCCCAACTCTCGGCTTATCAAGTTTAGGAATAACGGTATCAAAGACAATTGTCGTCTGATCGCCTACGTTTAAAACAATGGTTTTTACAATTGCAACATCATTGACAGTACGAATTGAAACACCATAATCTTTAGCAGACTCCATTGTTAATGTTTCGTCTACTGTAACACCCGTCACATCACCTGAACCATCTGTCTGTAATGCCGTTATACGTCCCTGTGCAATTCCAACAAGTAAAACGTCTTGTGAAATTAATATCAAATCACCTTTTCTTGCTACCAAGTATTCAAAGTCAACATTGAACTTATATCTTTCCGGGCGTAATCTAATCCCGGCAATATGGAACCTTCCAAACTTCCACAAATGGTCACTGTCAGTGATACCGATTCCGTCAAGCTGTTCAAACTCCGTTGCGTTTGTAGCGTCAAAACCGTCGTCATATATAATAAGTTCGTCTTGCTGATAATCCTTATCTTTATTTGCGAAGCGCGATTTGAACCCATGAGGAACATCAACAAACATTTTCTCTGCGCCAAAGTCCCATGAGTTGCGAGGCGTAAAATGTTGACGTGGAATTGTTTTCTGTTGGTCTATTACCACACTCCACTTACCGTCAAAATCAACAGGTGCCGCCCTTGCAACCGCGCAAATATCTGAAATCGTGTCCCAAAGACTTGACTTATAATCACGTATCATATTAAATTCAAATCCATTAGTAGAACAATAATCATGGAATGCTTGAATCGTTTCTAAATCCAATCTACTATCAGCAACGTTTTTGATGTATGCGTTATGTTGTAACACAGCCCGGAACAACGACGCAGGGTTAGAGCTAACTGCCTCAGTCCAGTTTGTACCGTCCCAATCCTTAACGTATGAAGAAACCGTTGCACTCAGGTTTTCGATTACACCGTTGAGTTGGTTAGATGCCTTTACCTTTATGGCTGTCATTGCCAGTGGGTGAGGAAAGTTTATCGGGCTATCGTTATTAATAGAACGTAATACAGTCCATGTCGCAAGGTCGAAAACGGTATTGTCCGAAACGTCCGCAACAGAGCGTTGTACTCTAACCTCGTAAGTACCTCTTGATGCCACCGTCCACCTGAAACCATGCCTGACAGCCCTTGTCTCAGTGTCCCAAATTCCAATATTTGAACCTGTTATCGTTGCGTTGGGTGCTGTACTTGCTGTAAACGTGGGAGTCAACCAAGGCGCGGAACCTTGTTCCCTGTACTCTATTTTAAATTGACTCTGAACTCTTGAATTTGTACCGTCTGAATTATACCCGGTAAGCCCTTCTTGCCATATTATGTCAACGCTGATTTCATCTGTATTAATTGCGGTTGTTTTCTGAACCCATGAAGTAGCAAAGTCAAGCGTGACGGAAAATCTATCCTCTGTTATTTGATCTGGATAAAGTGACATTGCAGTATCGGCAGCAACACCCTCTTTTGTTTCGACCTCCACATCATCAAAGTTTGCAATGGGAGTATTACCAATCTTAATATCTTCTATCTTTAATCGTCCGTAACCCCATACAACCAACATGCGTAAATGCTGTTCACCGCCCACTATCTCGGTAGAGGTAAGCCCTCCCAATGGAGGAACGCTCTTGTGAACGCCAAGCACAACGGGTATAGTTCCATAAGGTTGAGCCGAATTTCTAGCACCTTCAATAAATAAGGTTGGACTTCCTCTGTCTGCCGAACCTGACAGTGCCGGAAGTGTTGGGCTTGATGCCCTTGCAGGTGGTGACAACATATTAAGTGCAAGCATACCAACACCACCAATGACGGCCTTACCAACTGCAACCGCAGCGTTTGCACTCAAGAAAAATCCTGTTTTCGCGCCAATTTGCAAACCTAACGGGCCACCGAAATGTGCAGCAATCGCAATCACCGCAATTGTTCCCAATGCTTTTACAGGATTTTTACCACCACCACCTTTACCCGGAACTACACTGATATAAACAAAGTCACCAGCATTCGGACAAACCGCGCTCCAAAGGCGTTCTGCAATTAATTCATCATTAAGAAATATATGCGCCTGTTTCCTGAGTAACGCGTCAGGCTGTATCGACTCTAATATTTCCAGCAATGTAGTTCCCTCAACATAAAAGTCAATTCTGTTCGCATCTTTAAATGGATGCGGTGAAGAACTAACCGTTATATCTGAATTTAATTTAACCAAATCATTTACCATTGCGCCTGTATATTCCCTCTAATCTATAATTGGAAATTTTCTCAACAACCGTGTTAATATTATTTTCTGCATGTATCATTTCGTTTTTATCAATCGCAAGCCCTGAGTGCATGTCTCGTCCGTCCATATAAACGATTACAACGTCACCCTCTTGAGCTTCGTCTACCTCATACCACCCGTCTTTTTTACCTTCATTGTAAACCGATGCAATCAAATCTTTTTGTTTAATGCTTCTATAACGTTCTGTATAAGTAGCGATCTCAATTCCATATACTTCCCGGTATGCAACTACAATTAATCCCCAACAGTCCCAACCAGACCAATCACGCCCTCGCGTTTTAAATGGTACTGGTAACGAAATAGCCTTGACGCAAAATTCTTCAAATGTCATATAGTTTTAAATAGTCCGGGAAATTCAGCCGGAGTAAAGCTTCCAGCCGGGAACGGTTCTGTTTCCACATCTTCAAGAACTAAATCAAATGTCATACTGGACGCATCCCATGTCGCATTTCTCATGTCAAATGTTGCGTAAGTACGTTCTATTGTGTCCGGGTCTGCACCTCGAATGACTTGAGGCAATACGGTTGCCTTAGAACTAATCGTCCGAATTGCTGTTGCAAGTTGCTGATCTGTGTTATCTATTACGACTTGAGCCCTTGGTGGTGAATCTCCCTTGCTATCCGGAAGCCTTGCTTTAAACGGAAACGCCAAGAATGTATTGCTGTTTGATATAATAGCTTCATTATTATTTACTACTCTTATCGGTGCTGCTAAATCTGCATGTGATATTGTAAGCAGTACGAAATAACACTCACCCGTGTCTTGTGCAAAAGCAGATTCTTTGTATTGATTTGTTACCGATGTACGGTTTATTTGGTCAAGGTATCCAACGCCCGGAACAAGAAATTGTTTGTTATTCTCCCTGTCGTCTATGTATCCATAGCCGGGAACCAGAAATTGTCTCGGCATTTTATGACTCCGTAATTAATTGATTAACATAAACAGTGGTTGAAGGTTTTGCCAAATAGACCCTTGCCGTAACAGGCCCGATCTTGCCCGGTGTCACCGTGACAGATAGTTTTTGCATATTAGGGTTAGACATGCCAGTGGTTGTCCATAACGCAGTAGATGTTGCTTGTGCTGCTGGTGTTGCCAATAAATCGGCTGCTCTATCGTCCGCAAGGTCGCCTTGTGCGTCT